AGTTTGTCTTTTTGGTTTTTTTGGTTTGACAGTTTGTTTAAGTGGTTTAACTTCAATAAGATATTTTTTTATTTTTCCTGTATTCTCTTGAACTTTTATGTAAAAGTCTGGAAAATAACGATGGATACGACTATCGTGAGGTGAGATGTAAGGTAAGGCAATTTCTTCACTACCCCACTCTAAAATCTTACTATTTTTGTCACAATATACCATAAACTTTCTCTCCCATAGTGACCTGTATATTATATTTGTAGGATCACCTTTATACTTTCGAGGAAAAGAAGGATAGTATTTTCCTTTATAAGCCATCTAAATAGGTATGATATAATTGTAATAAGTATTTAGAGTGCCAGCACCAAGACCAAGAAAAATATCAGATATATTACCGAAGATACAGAATGTCGCACAGACATCTCACTTTTTGGTAAAATTTGTATTACCAAATAGTGACCTAAAAAGTCACATGACAAAAAAAGGAATAAGTCCAAGATTTATATCAGATAATATAGGTTTATTATGTAGTGATGCAGTTCTACCTGGTAGTAATATGGCATCTATTAATACTACAGGAGATTATCAGGGATTAACAGAAAGATTTGCACATACAAGACAATTTACACAAATAAGTTTTGATTTTTATGTAGATTTACAATATAAAAGTTTAAAATTTTATGAGCATTGGATGGAATTTATATCTAATGCCTCATCTGGTGATCCTAGTAGTGATACCTATTATTTTAGAATGAGGTATCCAAAAGAATATAAATCGAATGATACTAGAATAGTTAAATTTGAAAGAGATCACTTTCAATTTTTAGAATATAGATTTGTTGGTTTATTTCCGATTGCTTTAAATTCAACAAAAGTTTCATATCAAAATTCACAGGTTTTAAAAGCAACAGCAACTTTTTCATATGACAGGTACATATGTGGTGAATCAAATTCATTAGCACGAGCATTAGGATTAGATTTTAACAATACTCGTGGTAGAACAGGTAATGGTACAATTGATTATAATAATGCTAAACAATTAAATGCAATATTAGATGGAGGAGGACTCGCTCTATTGAATAGAGGTCAGGAGTTCTCAACAAATCAGTCAGGTACTGGTATACTAACTGGTACGAAAACAACTAGAAGAGATGGTAAAAAATCTTATATCTATCAACCCCAACGAATAACCACACCAAAGTAACATTTGAAAACCCCTATAAATAATTTTACTGAGGTGTTATAATTATTATGCCATTACCAACCATTTCAACTCCAACATACGAGTTGACACTTCCTTCTTCTAATAGAAAGATCAAATATAGACCTTTTTTAGTAAAGGAGGAAAAAATTCTTATCCTAGCAATGGAATCTCAAGATTCAAAACAAATTGCAAGGGGTGTTAAAGATGTGATATCGAAATGTATTTTAACCAAAGGTATTAAAGTTGAAAAACTATCTACATTTGATATTGAATATTTGTTTTTAAATATTCGTGGTAAATCTGTAGGAGAGAAAATTGAAGTCATGGTTACTTGCCCTGACGACAATAAAACTCAAATACCTATGTCAATAAACATTGATGATATAAAAATTCAAAAGGGTGATGATCATACGACTGATATTGTTCTTGATGACACCTATACATTAAGAATGAAATACCCTTCTCTAACCGAGTTCATAAAAAATAATTTTGGTGCATTAGAGGAGATGAAAGTTGATGATACTTTTGAATTAATTGCATCGTGTATCGATCAAGTTTATTCAGAAGATGAAACATGGGCATCTGAAGAGTGTACAAAAAAAGAATTGACATCATTTATAGAATCACTAAATTCCAATCAATTTAAAAAAGTTGAGAAATTTTTTGAAACTATGCCTAAATTATCACATACAGTTCATGTAACTAATCCTAACACTAATGTAGAAAGTGATATAACAATTGAGGGGTTACAGAATTTTTTCGGATAAGTATGGCACATGAGGATTTAGTGTCATACTATAAATTGAATTTTGCTATGATGCAACATCACAAGTATAGTTTAACTGAACTTGAAAATATGATTCCTTGGGAGAGAGAAATTTATGTTTCACTCTTACAACAGCATGTTGAAGAGGAGAATCTAAAGGCACAACAACAAAGAAATGGATGAAGAACAACAGGGTTTAGAATCACCGATATTAGGTGGATTAAGAGGTATTAGAAGAAGTATATCTTCCAATATCTTTCGTGGTCGTGGTGCCTCACAAATGCAGGGTGATAATATATCGGCAGATATTATAAGTAGGAATTCACTTGCTCTGGGAAATGTTTCATCTCAACTAGCAACAGTTTCAGATCAAGTCAGTAATATAAATTCATCACTTTTAGCTATAAAGGATAACTTAGCGATTAGTGATGATATTGAAAAAAATAAACAACGTCAAAAAGATAAAAGAGATGCAGCAATTGCTGAAGAGGGTTTAAGACAAGGTAAGGAGAGTGAATTAGAGAAAAAAGTGCAATTTGCACTATTAACTCCTGTTAGAAGAGTATCGAGATTTGCACAAGGATTATTAAGTAGATTAACTAATTTTCTTCTTATATTAGCAGGTGGATGGCTAACCAACGCTTCATTAACATTTTTAAGATTAAAATCTGAGGGTAATATAAAAGGATTAAATGATTTTAAAAGGAATTTATTAAGAGACCTTACAATAATTGGTAGTATAGTTCTTGCAACATCACTCGCACTCACAAAAATATTTGGAACTCTAGCAGGTTTATCAGTATTATTAACTAAAGTTGCAGTAGGAGGACTTTTTACATTTAGTTTTTTATTCTTAGGAAATTTAATAAAGAATAACGTAGCAAAATTTTTAAATTTTATTAATAATGGTTTAAAACAAATATTGGGAGTGAATGAAGGTGGAGTAGGATCAAGGCAAGCCAATCTTTTGGATCTTATTGTTCCATCCACTTTAATAGCAGGTTTTACAAATCAAAAAATTGTTGATAAATTTCCTAATTTTGGTTTGGGTAAAAATTTTAAATTAGGTGCTCGATTGACTAATATGTTACAGGGAATAGGTGTTGGTGATCTGAGGGGAGCCACACAAGTAAAGGTACCTGGTTGGTTTAGAAGATTTGGTAAAACATTATTTACATTATTGTTTGCGATGCAAGCTTTTAATGAATCATTTGCAATGAGTGCTGCAGGTTATAAACCATTTCAGGCAATTATTGTCTCTCTTGCAAGAATTATAGCGAGAGTTGGTCTATTTTCTGCCTATTCTGCTGCTATTTCTGTAGCACTTGGAGGTATTTTTGCAGGAGTTGGTGGTTTAATTGGTGGGGCTATTGGATTAGCAGGTTTTGGTGTAGGTGCAATTCCAGGTGCAATTGCTGGTGCTGCAAAAGGTTATGCCATTGGATCTAGTTTAGGTCCGCCATTAGCATTGCTTAGTATATTTTTCCCAGAGACAACAAAAAAATTGCTTCCGTTTCTTGATTATGATAAAATTGAGGCTAATCTTGATAAGGCAGTAACAAATCAAGGATCAAAAGTTCTTGGTGTGAACGAGGAAACAAGGAATAAGTTCATGGATATGAAATTTGGGTCTGAAGATAATAATGAAGAAAATAATGAAGAAGAGGGTCCTGCATTAACAGGAATTAAAGCTGGAGGAGTTGAAGATGTAGATAATATAACACCATTTAATACCAAAGCAGCATTTAATGTTGCGGATTTTGCATTTGATGAAAATCTTGCAAACATATTTGATTTTTCAAATACTAATAAGAAAAAAGAATCCAATGCACCTGGTTTTGGTGGTGGTGTTGATGATATTCCCCTTATGTTTTCATCTAATCCAAATGATTTCTCTATGTTTACTACAGCAAATATATTTAATATACCTGTAAAAAACTGATAAATCATGTCTGAAAAACAAAAAAAACAAAATTCACTTTTAAGGTCTTCGATAAACATTAATTCGATACGAGATTCTGTTTCAACATTTTCCGAAAGTATAAAAAGATCAGGTGTTATCGCAAGGGATATTGTAAAAACCACAAGAGAGAGAAATATAAGGAATCGAAAGTTAATTGGTAAGGAGAACGAATATTTCAGGAGAAGAAGAGAGAATATACGAAGAAGGGATAGGGAAGATGAATTAGAAGCAAAAAATATAACAGGTGCTAGTAATAGAAAAGAAAATATAATTACAAAAAGCACGAAAGGATTACTAGGAAGAATCTTAGACTTTTTTGGTTTAATTTTATTAGGTTGGTTTGTTGATAAATTACCTGGTATTTTAAAAGGTATCACTGGTTTAATAAAACGTATTCAAGGAGCAGTGAAATTTTTAACAGATTTCATAGACGGAACCAAGTTATTTCTGACAGGAATTGGTGAAACACTTCAAACTGCAGTCGATTCACTACCAAAATTTGATTTTCTTAATTTTAAAAATGAAGCTGATAAAAGTTTAAAGAAAACAGATGATGTACTCAAGAAAATAAATCTAGATTTTGCTAGATCAGCATTAGTTGTTAAAAAAGATATTGATGAAATACGAAATAATCCTGAAATTGATAGTGACACAGGTGAATATAAGTATCCTAAAGAATTAGAAGATGCTATGAATCAGTCTCCTACTGATGGTAATGGGGGAGATAATGTTGAAGAAGGTCCTGCATTAACAGGAATTGAAGCTGGAGGAGTTGAAGATGGTTTAATGACCACTGATAGTAGTGGTGAAAATATAGAGGGAGTGAATACGTCAGGTAGTAATAAGGAAAATCTTTTAGAAATAGAGGAAACTGATGTAAATAAAGAAATTATAGAAAATCTTGAAAAACTTGATAAAGAAAGTGATAAATTGAAAAAAAATGAAGAGGAATTAAGAAAGGATGGTAAATTAGACTCGGTTAGCGAAGGTTTGAACACCAGTACATCTGGAAATCCAGGTAGTAGCAATGCTGGTGCGGCTAATTTTACTGATTTAAAATTAAATGAGAAACCTGGTGGTCAAAGAGATGATAACGATGTAAATGATAATGATGATAGAACAGTTCCAACGATAGGAGATTATTACTTTAAATCTGATAGTAGGGGTGGAAAATATTATATATTGCAATCAAATGGTGTTTTTAGAAAAACTAACGTTGTACCTAAAAGTGGAAAACGATTTGATAGGAGTAAGTTTAATACGACTGACACTGATAATAAAAAATTAGTGTCAGTAACAAGTAATGATAATAATTTCAACATTGGATCATTGACCCCAAACGAAATTTATGATCAAGGTTTTATTGAAGGGTTAAATAGTAATATGTTTTTAAATCCAACAAAAAAATCTGGATTTGTTGAAAGTTTAAAAATGATGAAGAATAAAAATTTACCCACTTTGATTTTTAAGGAAGCTGAAATGGAACAATTCATGTCTAATGTATCTACCACTTCAGAAAATTTCGTAAGTGAAATTAAATCAAATGATATTAATTCATCATTTAATTTAATGCAATACATCGTATTTGATAAGGAGTAAAATGATAACAGAAGCATCAAATAGATCGGCATATGAAATATTTAATATAGAGTCAGCAGATGGTAGAATGACTGTTGATTTAAGAGATGGTGTGATAGCATTCGCTTACTTTGAAAATATTTTGACACCATCTGTCACTGCTACTGCTATAATTTCAAATACTGGTGGTAATATTGTTGGAAAAGATGGAACAGCACAGGGTTTATATAACGGATTACCATTGAGGGGTGGTGAGAGAGTTTCAATTAAGATTGCTGCTAATTGTGAAACAAATAAAAGTTTAGATTTTTCTGAAGATGAAACAAAACATTTTGTTGTAGCATCAATAACTAACGTTTTAGTTGATGCTGAAAAAGAATCTTTTACTCTTAATTTAGTCACTAGAGAAGCATTTACTAATCAGACTGCAAGAGTAGGTAAAAAATATCCAACATCACAAGCAATATCAGAAACTGTAACTGATATATTAAAAACTTATTTGAAAACTAAAAAAATTGGCATCATTGATAAAACAATAAACAATTATGGTTTTATAGGGAATTTAAAAAAACCATTTCACACAATAAACTGGTTGGCAACTAAATCAGTTGCTTATGATGGCACACAAAAAAGTGATAGTAGTGCTGGATTTTTATTTTTCCAGACTCAAGATGGATTTAATTTTAGGTCTATTGACAATTTAATAAAGGGTAAACCATTTGGAAAAGAATATATATTTACTCCTGGTGTAATTAAGGAAAATGATCCTAATCGTAATTTTAAAATTATAAAGTATAGTGTTGATAGAAATCAAGATTTAATGGCTAAAATGATGAGAGGTGCGTTTAGTAGTGAAAGATATTATATAAATCCAGTTACATTTGAACCAATCATCAAACAATTCAAAGCAAGTGATTACACGGGTCGAGGTGGTGTAAATACATTAGGAGATACATTACACTTACCGTCAATAGGTGACGAAGGTAATTTGGGTGATTTGCCAACTAGAATTTTTGTTGGTATGCTAGATGTAGGCACTGTTGAAAAAGATGTAACTGATAAAGGTTGGGATGATGCAGCGACAAGAAATGCTGATCCAATGAAGACACATGCACAGACTATGATGAGGTATAATCAATTGATGACACAAACTATAACAATTACTGTCCCCTTAAATACTAATTTAACTGCTGGATCTCTTATTAAATGTAATTTTCCTAAAATTGATAGGGAGATAAGAAAGGAAGAAGATCCTGAGAGCAGTGGTCTATATATGATTAAAGAAATGTCGCACTTTTTTGATACTAAATCCTCTTTCACAAGAATGGCATTGACAAGAGATTCATCGGGTAAAAAATAATGGAAAATAATTTTATAAAGAAAAATTTTCTTGGTAAAGACGGATTTAGATGGTGGATTGGTCAGGTAGCTCCTGAAGCAGTACAGGGTGATCAATTAAATCAAATCGGTAATACTTGGGGTTGTAGAGTTAAGGTTCGTATATATGGTTATCATCCACCTGATATAACAGAATTAGCAGATGATGATTTACCTTGGGCACAAGTATTGCTATCAACTCAAGGTGGGTCTGGTAAAGCAAATCGAGCAAGGTCATTACGTATATCACCTGGTGATATGGTAATGGGTTTTTTCTTAGATGGTGATGACGCACAATTACCTGTAATTTTAGGTATATTTGCAAACACAGGAAGTTTCTATGGTGGAGATGAAGAATATGAATCTCCATTTAAACCATATACAGGATATACGAGTAAGGTAAAACCTAACAGTGATTTTATCATAAAAAATGAGGGTGGTGATTCTTCTGCCTTCAGTCAAAAATCTGCACGATTCTTGAATAAAGAACTAATTGATGAATTAAATGAAAAATTGGGAAAGACAAAAAACCAATTAGAACAATTACTTAATTCTGAGGATTTAAAAAATAATTTAAATGATGCTTCCTCACAATTAAATAATTTTATTAATTCGGGTAAAATTGAAGAGGGTTTTAATCAAGTTTCGTCTCAAATGGATGGATTGTCCTCGTCAATGGGAAATCGATTAAACGATGTATCAAATTTTTTAAGTTCTGATGCAGCTGCTGCTGGAATAAGTCAGGCAACATCTGGTTTAAGTGATGCTATTGCCACGGGTGGACCTCAATTAGAAGCAGGATTAAATGAGTTTCAAAATGTTTTAAATTCAGGTGAGTTGCAGTCAGGTTTAAGTCAATTAAAAAATAGTAATAAAGAAATTATAAACAGTTTAAAGAAAATAGTATCAAATGAAGATGTTCAGGCATTTAAAGATATAGGTCGAGAAATAGTCCTTGCTAGTGGTGTTAAGGGTATGGCTGAAAATTTCAAGATGACAAACGGAATGAAAACTGATTTGAAAAATTTGGTTATGGATATGAAAAATGCTGTACCACAAGATAAATTTAAAAGTTTAGCAGGGGCTGCTGAGTCGATTGTCGGTAGAGCAAAACCCATGATTAATGATATGGTGAATACAACTCTTAAGGATGTTGGATTGAACATAAACACAGGGCTACACAAACTTTATAAAGATGAATTTGGAAAAATAATGGGTGCAACAGGTGATCTTTCACTAGCAAAGAAAGTTGCTGCCAATGCTCAAATTGCTAAGATACCAAGTATATTAGGTATACAAAATGCAATACCTTGTGCAGTTAAAAATATTACTGATAAATTGTTGGGTGATGTGGGTAGTTTACTAGCTGATTTTACGAATAATGTGGATAATTTCACAGACTGTATTGGTGATCAATTTATCGGTGCATTATTTAATGATATAATAGGTGGTATTGATAATGAATTATCTGGTGCATTGGGAGGTGTAACTGATATATTAGGTGGATTTAATATGATTAATAATCTTAGGGGAAAGGCAGAAGGATTACTTGGTCTTGGAACAGCTTTAGGAGACTGTGATTTACCTGATGCCGATATCGGTGCTAAAACTAATAAATGGATCATAGGTGTTGGACCTTCTAAAGTTGGATTAGAGAACATTGCAGGTAAAGTTTTAGAAATTGCAAACGCAGCACAAGAATTATCAGAGGCAGCAGCAAGTCCAGGCGGGGTATTGGGAAATTTAGGTATATTTGATTTTATGCAACCTGATGTAAGCACACCAGGATTTACAAGTCAATTGACAAGTTGTTATACTGGTCCTCCATTAAATTGCTCTGGAATACAGGTGAATATATTTGGTGGAGGAGGATCTGGTGCGAGTGCTTCACCAATTTTAGGTGCTATTGTAAGTGATACTTTTGCAGAGCAAACTGCAAGTTTAATTGGAATAAAAATGAAAGATATGGGCACAGGTTATAAATCACCACCTTTTGTTGAAATAACAGATACTTGTAATAAAGGTTATGGGGCATCAGCAAGAGCAATCATTGATTACGACCCATCATCACCAACTTATCAAATGGTAACTGACATTTATGTTGTAAGTTCAGGTGAAAATTATCCTGTGATTGAACCAGAGGATGATGATACTGGTGAATATACAGTTGATCACGTAGTCGTTGTAAATCCTGGTCAAAATTACCAACCCACAGATAATGTTGTCGATGATAAAGGAAACGTATATAATATGTTTTTGGATGAAAATGGTAAAATATTAAATGTTATACCTCCAGATCCAAGAGTTAATAATCTTGAACCATTCACTACAACTCCAGAATTAACTGTGGTTTCATCAACTGGTAGGGGGGCGATTATTTTTGCTCAACTTACACCCAGACCAATTTATCAAGGTGAGGTAAAACAAGTTATAGATTGTATATCTCCAAGAAATACAGGCATAGTGGGTTTTGTTAATGGTGAAGCATATTATGGTCCTTTTCATGTTCATCCAGACAGGGGTGTTAAGATGGTTGGTATTGCTCATACTACCACACCACATGCTGTAATTTATGATACTCCTCAAGAGAGTCGCACAGCGAGAAGTTCATCAACTTCAACATCTTATACTACAGTCGCATCACCAAATGCTGTGACTATGACATCTGATGAAACTACATCACCATCTGAATCTACAACAATGACCGACAGCACTACAGGTGATGGAACAATTAATTACGGTTCAAGTTCATCAACTCCACCTTCTTCACCACCCTCAAGTTCCCCACCTAGTTCTCCTCCACCTAGTTCTCCACCACCTAGTTCTCCACCTAGTTCTCCACCTAGTTCTCCTCCAAGTGGTGGTGGCGGTGGATACGGGTACTAAATAATTTTATGACACAACCAGCAAAAAATCAAAATTGGCAAAAGAGACAGTACGACTCTTTCGGTCCTCATTTTAGAATTGAATCTGCAAATCCTGAGTTAGGAGCTTGTGGAAATATAGCGTATAATTTATTTGCAATATCTGACTCTAAAGATACGAGTAACGTTGGTATGATGGGTAATGGTCAATACCAAATTTTTGCCGATCAATGTATTACCATTGACGGTGGAGCAAAGGTTAATCCTGGAGGAGTTTGTGTTTTAATAAAGGGAAGTCAGGGAGATGTATGTATAAATTCTGAACCAAATGGTGATATTAGAATAAATGGTAAGAATATAATTATAGATGCAACACAAAATATTGAGTTAACTGCTGGTGGCAAAGTTACTATTGACTCAAAGGAATTAACTGCAGCTACACAAACAGACACAGTTATCGCAGCAAAGAATCTTGATTTGGACGGGAGTAATATTGATATTGGTGGATCAACCGATATTACTTTAATTACACCAAAAGGTCCAATCAAGGTCAAAAAAATCATAGCAAGAGATGTTAATTTTGTATCTGCATGTTTGAAAGGAACAGCAGCAGCGGGTGCAGTAGGGAGGTTTAAATAATGTCAGATTTTAAAAATGGTGGAGTTCCTACTCCTGATTATGATAATGACGATATAAATTTCGTAACTCAAAAATCGGAATTCACAGAGGATATTTTTGTTTATGCTGACGCATATGCAAAATCATTTAATGGTGTAGAAATAAGTGTGGTCGGGTCAACTCTTACTTTTACTGTTTCTGGTATTGGAAGCACTAGTTTCACCCTATCATAGTTGACTGATTTCATACATATGCTATAATAACAAATATACTTCTCACAAAATGGACGAATTTATATTTGAGGTTGTCATTGACATCTGTGCCAAAACCTTTAAATTAAAGAGTGATAACGGAAAACACAAGATTATCGCTTGTGAAGACACTGACCAGTTTATGAGAGTTTTAGATGTCTGCGATAGAATGGTAGATCCAGAAAACATAACATATGCAGATTTGGCGGTAACAACAGATAAATAATTTTTTAGGACTATAGCAACCAGCTAAATAGACCTAGTATCGTATGGTCTGTCGATCACAATTATAATAGTTAAAAAAGATGCCTCTTAATAAGTTAGAGAATTT